TTGCTATACCGCCTTCTGCATATTGATCCATACGGAATTGTTTCGGCAACAGTGAGTTTGTTATATCGGTTACTTTTTTCGATACTTCTGGCATGTATTGACCAGTATGTTTATACAAAAATTCGATGTTTATTTTTTTCTCTGAAGGGATCAAATTCATTTGATCGTTAAGGTTCTTTGCCACTGTAATTGATTCGTTAAATTTTGCTTTTCCTTCATCTGCTAGACTTCCAAATTTTTGAGCGTATTCTCCTAATGTTCCCCCCAAGTCCATCTCAATGAGTTCTCGTTGCTTATCATATAGTGCCTGATAACCCTCATTGGTTTTTTGAAGATCCTCACTGTTGGTCACAAGGCTACTTAACAAGTTGACTTTTTCAGAATCCAAATCCCCAATAATACCGTTCAACATATCCAATTGTCTGCTGTCATCTATAAGGAGATCAATTGATTCCCCCGCTTCCTTGACTTTCTGAACCAGCGCATCTAACTGCTTTTGTTTTTCCTCGCCACCAGGAGCCATCATAAGGCGCTCGTATTCAACAGCGTATCCTTTTAGTGATGGTATAGCAGCTTCAAGAGCATCTTTTCTATCCTGAGCCGCTGAAACCTGTTCTTGGAGTGAACGAATCTCACTTTCTATATCAGGTAGCTTTTCTATTCCCGCAGCTACGTCCTTCTCTAAACGGAGCTTTTTAAGAGCAACCTCTGCATCTGACTCCTGTTTAAGTAAACCAAGTTTAGTCTCGATCTTTCCGTTTTCCACGTCATAATTACTAAGTGTATTGGGGTATAATTCTTGTAATTTCTGGACAACATCTTTTTGCCTTTGTTGCTGGTCAGCAAGCTTCTCAGAGTTAGCTGCCAAGTTACCCGAACTAGTGGAGTTAGCCGCTATTTTCCGACCCAAATCCTCGTATTGCCATATCAAATCGTTTGTTAACTGAGCCTTGTTATTCGATTCCTCAAACTGTTCCCCTGACTCCTTCAATGTGTCGCCCATGTGAATCAGTTCTTGACGCGCCTTCTCCTGATGCTTCTTATATGCCATAACTCCCAATGTAAGGGCGGATACTCCTGTTATTGCAATACCAACAGGATTAGTCAACAGCGCCAACGCTCTTGTAAAACCTCCTGCAGCCCCTCCAGCTCCTCCAGCTGCTGACGTAATCGAACCAAAACCCTTGACGATCTTGGATACTGACTTTCCTATCAACGCAGCTGGGGCTACTAACGCTATAGCCTTTAATAGATCAGTATTATCGCCCATCCAGTCAGCAAATCCTTGAAGTGCTGGCATTAAATCCTCACCAATTGGTATTACGAGCTCGGTCATTAACTGACGTCCTACCGCTTGAAAGTCCTTGCTCAAGGTATCGTATTTGACCTTGGCCACTTCCTCCATCGTCGCTTTAGTCATATCAAACTGTTCACGGGCAGTGCCTAATGCAGCTATAACACCAGCTTCCATATCCTCAAACTGAGTACCGAACAATGCAACACCGATCGTGCTCTTTTGAATTGGGTCTTCAATCTCACCAAGCTTATCAATAACTTGTTGCATGGCGTCTTTACCTTTGACTGATCCATCAGCAATTCCATCTAAAATATCAATACCTTGACCCATGATTCCTTGCAATGCTTCATAAGCCTTTGCAGATTTAGTGCCGCCTGCTTTTAAGTTCTTGACTAATTCAGCAGCGGTGTCTTTAGATACATGCTTCAGCAATTCCATGTACTCGGCTGATTTCGTAGATCCCTTTGTTAGCTTTTGAGTAAATTCTTCGATATCATCCGGAGCAAACAACATGGCCATAGCCGTTTGAGTACTTTCACTACCATCCTTAACCCGGATACCAAATTCTTTGACTGCATCCCCAACTTTATCTAGATTAAAAGCGCCTGCGTCAAGTCCAGCTGCGAATTGATCAAACATCTCTTCAGCATCGTAACCCAAGGTTTTAAAGTACACGCTGTATTCATTAGCAGTATCAATCAGTTCATCCGACTTATTAAGTCCATTCTGCGCTCCTTGAGCCAAGAGGTTGTAAGCTTGCTCTGAGGTTACACCGAAGTTTTTCATCATTGTATCTGATGCCTTGATGCTTTGGGTAATATCCTCGCCAAACACATCTCTAAACACAATGGCGTTTTTAGTCGTACCTTCTAACTCAGCGCCTGTAGCCTGCGTTACCTGCCGAACTGTTGCAAGAGCAGCACCCAGATCGTTGAAATCCTCGCCAAGACGATCATTATAAAGGGATTCAGCGCTATCCTTCATAGCAAGCATTTCTTCGGCAGTTACACCAGTTGCAGCCTGGAGCTGAGCCATAGCGTCAGACTGATCAGCTATGGTTCCAACGATATTTTGCATACCGCCAGCAGCACCTTGAATTAATGCGAAGGCTCCGGTGTACTCACCAACTTGTCGGAGTGTATCACCAAAGCCACCAGCACTGTCCCTCAAATCTCGTAAAGAATCATCTGCTCGATCTGCATCACGCCTTACATCGTCCAAATCTCCTCGCCGAGACATTTCCCTTAATGCGCGTTCCAGTTCCTCGATATGACGTTCAGCATTGCCCATGGATTGACGGAATGAAGGGTCCATGAGTCCGTTTAGCCGAAAGGCGATATCATATTCTCTACTTCTTCCTGCCACGTTCTATGTTCTCCCCTTCCGTAATCGAACTACCCGGTCCACCGAATCTATGAGCTCATCGAGAGGCAAGCTCAAAAAGTAAGAGACCGGAGTATAGGTAACCATGGCTAGAGAGACAGCAAGGTCTTTAATCACCTTACTGTCTCCACAGCCTACAGCAACAAAAAATTTCTTGCCCTCAATGTCAATGCAGTAAAGTCTTTAGCCTTGGCTGCACGAATCAAGTCAACGTGAACTGCCGCTGCTTTAGCAACTACATATGCCAGGTATGCTTTATCCATTTCAGGAGCAATGGATATTCCGCCTCTCTGTTCCGCGCGATACTGCCGATCACAAGCGATGATGTCGTTTCCTTCTAAATCATCAAAATTTAGCGTTACTTCCTTTATCTCTTGCCCTTCAAATGTAAAAGGCTTCGCAAAGGAATAAACCTCTGCCAAGCCTTGCGTTTCCTCAGACATTCCATGTTCCTCCTCAAATTCCCAAGCGTTTGGGATTAATAATTTACAATGCCAGATTAGCTCTAGTTTTGGCTAGATAATCTACACCAAGTACTTTGTAAATGTAAGCCAACTTATCAATTTCAATGATTTCCTCACCATCAATGAAGACTTTGAGATAATTCACTGAAAACGCAGTTGTCGAACTCATTGCTGTTGCAGCCTCAAGACCGCCTAACCCACCACTAAGAGGGCGTCCGCGAATGGTGACTTTGAGTGCGGATTCCATATACTCGTTCGTTCCAGTATCAAATTTCTGAATAGATGCGCGGAGGTCAAGAGCGTGAACCACAGGAGCAAGAAGCTTTAGAGATGCCTTCTCCACAGTGTTCCAGTTCAGCGTAAGCGTCATTGCACTGGTCTGCCCCGGGGAGGGAGCATCAATTTCACCCGCAATCCCAGCACCTTTAGTAGTTTCAGATAAAAACGCAATTTCAGGGAGGTCAGCCGTAGCCGTACCCAAGTATTCTGAACCATTTAAAAACACTGAATAATCAATAACCCGTTCTGATCTTTTCGGCATGTAATTCTCTCCTTTCTACGCTGCGTACATTGCAGCTAGGTAAGTTGTGTCGTATTCAAGCAAGAACGAAATTTCCTGTGCTGGACCTGGAGGCGTAAGATAGACGTGAAAGGCAATTTTGCCGGACATCAAGCTCGTTACCGGATTTTCAGATTCTAGAAACTCAACGCGACCTCCAAGCAGTGCGCTGGACGCCGTAAGACCATTCAGCCAGATATTTATCGAATCTGTAACAGCAGCGATAAGCCGCTTATCCATCGGATCATCAACCTTTTGCATGTAAGTCAAAACAATGCTATTTCCAATCCAGTTGAACATTCGGCGGATCGGAATAAAGCTATCTTTAGGGTCTGTTTTTCCCGGGAAAGCCCCAGTGTTATTCCCCCAAGACTTCCAGCCACTCACTCCAAGGTTTAAGGCTGTCATAATGCCTAAACTGTTGAGGTAGCTAGCTTGGTCATGCCCCAAATACAGATCTGCTCCGTTGGCCAAAACGGTTCCATCCGCTTGAAGCGATTTATTAGATGGTGATACAAAAGGGATACCACCGTTTGCTGTGTCAGTAGCCGCTATTAATCCGGCCAGTTGCGTCGAATAGTGAAAGACCTTATCCCCTAATGTTAATTTGGGATACGTTGGAATTTGAAACTCGCCCGTGTAGTTATTGGTCGATTTCCAAGCTCCAATATCTGTATAGGACTGAGCTGCATCAAGGTCAGTCAAAGCCATAGCTTTGAAATTACCGTTGATATTCCCTGCTTTTGCCTTCATGACAGCTGCAACCGTAGGCGTGTGTGACCATCCTGGGGCTAACAGCAGATCAGGCAATATACCAAAACGTGAGAACACTTGATTTACCAACTCAAAGCCCGTATATGCACCGGATGATGTTGTACCACCGATAATATCGGACGATGTGACAGCTGCCGGATTTAACTTGCTATATCCCACCTGTAGAGACGATACAGAAGCAAGAATTGTCCCTTTTGTTGTAATGACAACCTGGCCTGCATCGTTAAAAGCTGCAGTGTAATCGGTAGCTGCTGAGTAGGTCGTTGCTCCGTCACTAGATTTAACAACCACGGACGACAGGATAACCCCATCCACAGCTAAAGTAGCAACCCGATTACTTACCGGCACAGCTACCGGCACGACTGCTGTTTTATGAGCAGTTAATGTCGGGTCCAGTACATTAACCAAGATCATTGGAGACATACCGTACAATACAAAGTGCGAATAAATTGCTTCACATAGTGTATATTTCGACCAATCATCAGAATAACCAAGTGCCGCCACTGCTTCAGCATACGTATAAACAAGCACAGGTGTATTAGCCGCCACAGGGGCTGTTGCCAAATGCATTGGTGCAGTACCCACCACAAACGGAATACCGCTCGTCGCCTGCACTGGTGCGAGTACTGACGTAGGTTGTTCGATAATTGAAACACCGTGTTTAAATGCCACCAACAACGCCTCCTCTCAAAATTGCCTGATAAGCTCCATGATCAGGCGTTCCTTTTTGTATAATTCGGACTTGAACGTCAGCCATTTCATCAATTGGAACAATCAAAGTTGCAACATCCGGCTGTTCATCAAGCAATGCCTTCAAATGAAATGGGATTTCTTCGCTGAATACCGTCGATTGTAGTAGACGTCCACCTGGTAAATTCGGTCCCAGGTAAATGCGGGCGGGGATCTTCGCAACCACAACCTCAGTAGCCTTCGTTACTTTTGTATTACTCATAAGTGCTTAACCTCCTGTCTAATTTGCGGAAGTGTCCAAGTCGTTATCGCCTGGCAAATCCATTGTGGTTCCGGCTGGTCCTCTAAAAACTGCCACTTCCAATTTGATTCAATCCGGAATTTTTTATCTATGATCCGTTGCCTCATCAGCAAAATGCGTACCCGTTCCATAAGGTTCAGCACATCAACAAAACCCGAATCATCATCGGATTGTGTCCCAAACAATAATTTAACTTGAGCTCGGCTTTCTTTATCGTCGCTGTCACCCTCCATGGGACGAACAATAATAAGAGGGAATACTGGATCATTCCGGTTTTCCGCAGTCTTACTCGGCAACGCACCAAGATGTACCGCTGGAATGGTCACAGCATCGTCAGCCAACTCTTTTCCCAAAAAATCTTTGATTGCTATCATCAACATAACTGGCGTCATGACGTTCCACCTCCTAAACGGCGGTTAAGCTCATGCTCTAGTCGTTTGTCCATTTCTTCAATGGCGACATTCTCCAAGTGCTCGGTAACTTCTGGATTATTGAGCATGATTGGTACTGCTGGGCCATATAATTCCTCCACGGGTAGGCGGCGACGTGCGCTGCGTCGAAAGACTCCGATATGCCCATTACTCATTCGAGCGAGAAATGCACCATCCACTTTCTTGTTACCTCCTGCACGCTTAACCGCAGCTTTTAAGGCACGCGGACGTTTGGAGGAAAGTGCCTTGGGATTTGTTTTGAACTGCATTAAAGGGATGTTACCACCCTTCCAGCGTAGTTCGCTGGATAGATTACTGACGCTCCCCCGCTTGAGCACCACTTGATCTGTAACCGCCTTGGATTTCACGATATACGTTTCTTTTGCTTTGCGGCCAGACTCGGTTTTTAGACGTTGAGAGGTCCGATTGAGCGCCGAATAAAAGGACTTGCGAACATCCGTATCCAATGACCCCACCCTTCTTAGCGCCTCTCGGATACCTCTTGCCTCTGCCTGGACATCAATCATGTGACATTCGCCTCCAAAGAGATCGTAAGCATTCCCATATCGTCACCTACGCGGTCCACGCGGTACCGCTGACCGTTAATAACCATCATCTCGTTAGGCTCTGGGACGTACCCTAATTCAGCCTCACTCACATATAGCACATGTGTAACCAAAGATACCCCCTCGGCATAGGCCAGGGGGTGATCGCTGTCGATGGCTTGATCAAGTACAGCCGTAACTTCTTTTTTGTCGATTACAAATATGTCTGCAAATTCTTCGCCGTTAAGGAACACGCCGATATCTTGGGAAACGTAATCTTTGAAGCTAACCACGTTTAGTCCCACGCTGTGATTTTGAGTCTTCAGACAAAGTATCTACTTCTTCCTCCGATTTTTCTTCCTCGCGCTCTTCCAGATGCCCCATTTCTTGTAGCTGCTGAGTGAGTTCCAAAGGTAAACGTCCCCTAACATCTTCACCTACCTCAAACAATCTGCCCCCATAGTTTAGTGGTTCCTTTAAAATCAACACTATTCTCCACCCCCTGGAGCTACGCCAGCATTTTTAAACAAACCTCGAGAATCCAGTAGCGTTACGCCGTAATCAAAATAGATACGGAAATCCATACCCAACCGATCAAAAGGAATGTCTGTTTCTAGAGTCGGTTCCTCTTGACCACGTAGATAAGTTACCTCCACAGTATCCGCAATGTTCGCATCAGCAGCTAGATACCAGGCGGTAGAAGAGTATTGATCCAGCTCCGCATCAACAATCACCTCATACGAATTCCGGAATACGTTAACCACACCGCTATGAGCTCCTGCCGGATCAGCTTCAGAACGCAAGTATTGTACGGCTGCAGTCTCCAACTCTGCTGGAGAAAGTAAATACTTTGGAGCGATATTGAGTGTAGAAATGCCCCGCTGATCCTTCTGTGTACGCATTTTTCTGCGGGCTTCACTCATAGAGACAGTATTAATCACGCTTGCCGTCCCCAAGTTATTATGATCTACATGGAATAGGTTCTTGTTATCAAAAATCAGTGGATTGGATGCCAATAGCTGATAAACAAGTTTGTTTACACCACGCTTAGCCGCAATTACGTAAGCAGCAGGCACCCGGGACAACATGCTCAAATCATCATTAATAAACGATTCTCGGGTAAAGCCCCACCGTTTGGAGTATGTCAGCACTGCTTTTGTGACCTTTTCGTCTTTCATCGCTGTATCATAAGGGATAACTCCATTTTGCGATGTCAGCTCTAAGTTCCCAGCTTCGGAAATGCGGTAATGTTCTGCTGCCTTGAAATCGGAGTTGCTACCCTTCCCGGTCCAATACTGGAA